TAATACCGATGGACAAGAAGGAACGCCCGTGGCGTGACCACGTGCGCGACACCATCCTCAGCCACAAACACCCAACCATTCCCCCCAACTCATACGTGACCGTAGAAACCACGTTCTATCTCCCCCGCCCCAAAACCATCCCACCCCACAAACGCAAACACCCCACAGTCAAACCAGACATAGACAAACTCCAACGCGCCCTATACGACGCCATCACCGAAACACACATCTGGCACGACGACTGTCAGATAACCGACGTAACCAGCCACAAACGATACGCCGACAACACCACCACCGGCGTATCCCTAACAATCACATGGGAGCCGAACCAATGAAGAAACCAAGCGAATTCGAATACTTCCGCAACACCGACAAGCCGGAGAAAAACACAACCAGCTACAAAGTAGGCCGCATCCTCGGCATCCTGCTACTTACCCTAGCAGTCCTACTCACCACCACCGGCACCATAGCCCTACTCAAACTCCTGATAACCTACATCCTCGCGTAAGGAACCATCATGCCTCTCAGCCAACACAAAACCGAACTAGCCCTCCAATGGCACCGCAAACACTACAACACCGAATACATCGCCACCCTACTCAACACCACCCCAGAAGAAATACAAACCATCATCAACCAACACCAACAGCAAACTAAACCCAAGAAAGCATAAAATACCCCTTATGAGCAACGTAACCAGAGACGCCCGCGGACGGATAACCGGCGGCGTGAACAACCCAACCGGTAAAGGCGGCTTCCAAGAACGTCCGCAAGACCGCAGTCGTAAATGGACCAAACGCGGCAGCGTGAAATACAACCTCCAGCAATTCCTTGAACTCACGAACGAGGAACTCGCGGAATGGGTGCAGCGTATGGACGAACTGACCCAAGCCGAACAGATCGCCCTTCGTCGTGTTCTTGAATCAAAGAAAGACGGTGAGAAAGCATTCCGCGCCTATCAGGACATTGCCAACCGTACCGAGGGCATGCCCCGCCAACAGGTTGACCAGACGGTTCAGATGTACGAGCCGCCTACGATCAATGTCACGGTGAAGTGAACAGACCCGAGCCTATTATTCTCAATAAGGCTCGGGTTTCCTCGGGTGAAGACCATACTATTGAGAATCGCGCGCACATTATGGAACAAAACGGAACATTCAACCTCGTAATCCCCAAAGCATACGAAGATTTATTGTTCTTCCTCCATGACCGTGACAATCCGCCATACCGCTACTACGACTACAGCGGAGGCCGTTCAAGCGCGAAAAGCACCAGCGTAGCCCTAGCCCTAGCGCTCGAAGCCAGCATGTACCCCACCCGCATCCTATGCACCCGTGAATTCCAGAACAGCATTCAGGAAAGCGTCAAACAGCTCCTAGCGGATATCATCAGCCGCTATCAGCTTCCCGGTTTCACCATCACCCGCGAACAGATAACCCACGTCAACGGCAGTGTGTTCTGGTTCAAGGGCTTGCACGAAGACCCCGAAAGCACGTTGAAAGGCATCGAAGGTGTAGACCGTTGCTGGATCGAGGAAGCCCAGTTCATCACCGACCATAGCCTAGACGTGTTGCTGCCGACCATTCGAAAGAACGGCAGCACCATTATCTTCACCCGCAATCCCCTAACCCCGGAGGATGCGATAACCACACGTTTCGTCACCCACCCCAGCCAGCTCACCCAACAACGCACCACCCACCATCACACCACATGGCGTGACGCGGAACAAGCCGGAATCCTTCCCGAGGAAATCAAACAGCAGGTCGAAGAATCACGAAACAACCCAGACTTCGCCCACATCTGGGAGGGAATACCATACGAGAAAACAATCAACCAGATCATAAGCTGGCAGCAACTCACAGACGCGACCGAACGCCAACCTCAAACAGACGGCGGCGTAAGCTTCGGCGTTGACGTGGCCCGATACGGAGCCGACCGAACCGCCGTAGCCATCGTAAAGGGACGTCACCTAGTAGACCTCGTAAGCTGGAGCAAGACCAGTCTTGTCGAAACAGCGGAACGCATAATCACGCTTGCCGGGACACATCATCCAAGCATCATCAACGTGGACGATACCGGCGTGGGCGGAGGAGTAACGGATATTCTCCGCAGCCGAAACCAACCAGTGAACGGCGTCAACTTCGGAGCCAAGCCCAAGCATCCCGACCGCTATCCGGCAGTCAGTTCGGAATTATGGTTCGAGTTTGCCGAACAGCTTTCGGAAATCACCATCAACCCGAATCTGGAACACCGAGCCGAACTGTTTCAGGAACTCAGCACCCGTGAATGGGCAATCAACAACAGAAACCTACGCGAAGTGCAGCGGAAGAAAGACTACAAAACAGAGAATCAGACTGGTAGCCCCGATCTAGCGGACAGCGTCCTTCTCGCCTACTACAAGCCGCTGCAACTTCCATCGTGGGACGTTGCTGTTTGCTAGGTTTATGCGTTGCACCCGGTAGACTAGACGCAGGGTCTTATGACGAATCGAGGAAACTGTGAGCCTGCTGAACAATCTCCGTGAAGGTTTTATGAGCGCGTTCGACCGTAACCATGCGCCCAGTATGTCCCCCACACCGATGGGCGGGAACATTTGGCAGCCGATGGGCGGCAACACCATTCCACTGCACGACACCTACGACAACGTGTTCCCGTATGTGAACGCTATCGCCCAACGGTTCAGCACGATAATCCCCTACGCCGTGGACGCGGACAACAGGCGCATCGACCCGGCCCCCGCACCGTTGACCGCGCTCTACGCGCCCAACGACACGTATTCGTGCTTGGAATTCCTCAAGATCGTTTGCGCCACCATTCTCACCCAATCCCACTTGGACGTACTGATCTGGACGAACAATGGGCCGGGCGGAGACATTACAGCCGACAACATCATCGGATATACGCTGCTACCGTCGAACAGCCGCCAGTACAATTCTTCTCGCTCGGACTGGTATCACCGCGTCACGATGGACTTGGGCGACGGCGAACGAGTCTACGAATTTTCCCGAGACGAAACCATCGCCCTTAGCTACTCGCAGCACCCTAACGATCCGACGCGCGGCATCGCCCCCGCCATGACCGTGAAGAAGTGGGCCAACGTAGACGATATGATCGCCGACTATGAGCGTGGCTTCTTCGGCAACAACGCGGTACCCGCTGGAATGCTCGGCATCGTATCGGAAAACACTGAAGACTTCCAACGCAACCGCGAACGCCTCGAAAGCACATTCCGTGGCGCGGGCAACAACAACGGAATCGTATACAACATGATTCCGGTTGACCCTATGACCCATAAGCCCAGCACCACCAGCAAACTGGTGTGGGTGCCATTCCAGAACGCCAACGATACGCTGGACTTGCAGACCGTCAACGATGTAGTGAACAACCGCTTGTCGAACGCGCTCGCTGTCCCGGATATTATTCGTGGCATCGACAACGGGCAGACCTACGCCAACGCCGAACAAGCGGAACGCGCGTTCATTGAGAATACGTTGAAGCCGTTGTGTATGACGGTGTGGGATAAATGGCAGTTCGAGCTAGACCGTATCACCGGTGGACTTGGGTATGGCATCACTTTCGACCTCGATCTGCCTTCCCAAACCGACGTAGAGAAGGTTCAGGCCGACATCCAGAAGGTACGTATTGACTCGCTCACCCAACTTCTGAACATGGGTGCCAGTCTGGAGTCTGCCGTGGACGCGCTCGGCTTACCCGACTCGTACAAGCGCCTTGACTTGCATCAGCAGGCTCCGACGCTGACTATCCCAATAGCCGCAAAACGGTATAGCCGTAATATCAAACCGCAGGAGACCGCAACAGAGAAACGCATCCTTCCCGCCACCCGAACCTATGTGGACAGAGTTATCAGACTCGCCCGCCGTTCCCAGAACGGATTACGCGACGATCTGGAAGCCATCGGCGACCAGTGGATAAACGACGTGAAAGACAACCTGATGACCAACCTCGCAGCCTACGCGCGCCGCACAGGCTACGAACTGGAACAGGTGATTACCGCGTGGGCTGAAGTCCACCCCGAAAGCGCCATTGCCGTGGAAGTCGAGAACTATACGGCGGACGACTGGCGACAACTCTACTTCTGGACTGAACTCCCCGACACCGTGCGTGAAGCCTACGTGGAACACTTGCGTAGCATCGCCAAGTCCACCAGCAAGACCATCACGAACAACGTCCTCGAACTGTTGAATAGGGCCGACGTGGAACAGTGGGACGCAAAACAGTTGCGCGACCATCTCGAACAATTAGGCAACGATCACGCCGAACTGATTGCCCGATGCGAAACCGTGCAGTCCCAGCGGCTCGGCAGCTTGTACAGCGCCCGCAATCTCAGCGAGACTCTTGGCGTCCGACTGGACAAGGTATGGCGTACAAGCGGCGACGGCAAAGTGTGCGAATTCTGCCGACATATGGAAGGCAACCGCATCGCATTGGATGACACGTATCTGGCTGAGAACGCCAGCGTCGAGATCGGAGACCGCACCTACGTGAACAATTTCGAGAGTATGCAAACCCCGAACGGACACCCCAACTGCCGGTGCTACGAGGATTACGAGGTGGTGGAATCATGACTTACGACATCCATTGCAAACACTGCGGACGGTATCTAGGTTCCTGCGCCCGCGACACGATGGTTACATTGAAGTGCCCGAACTGCAAAGGTTTGGACGTGTATCGCATCGTGCTACTATGGGGTCAGAACATTAAGCCCATTAAGGACGTTCGACCGCACCACTACCCTACTGTTTGAAAGGGCCAAAATGAAGACTCGTAAGAGCTTCGCCAACAGCGGTGCCCCAGAAACCAATGGTCGTACCCTCACCTTCCTCGCCAACAGCGGCAAAGTGATGTGCGACGGACTCACTGTAGATTTGAAGACACTGAAAGCGCCATTAATCGACGGCACTCTGAAACTGGTGTCTGACTTAACCGAGTCCGACAAACTATCCCTTCCGCTCCTGATCGACCACATACCCAGCATCGAATGCCAAGCGGGTGCAATCACCCGACTCTGGATGACCGATGATGGGATGATGGCCGAAGCGAAACTCAGCGAGGTCGATCAAGGCGAACGTATCCGCCAGCTTGCCGCCGACGGATGCCTGACCAACAGTTTCAGCATCACCGTTGAATTCAACCAGCGTCCCGGCAAGGACGGTATCATCCACGATGGCGAACTACTGGAAATCAGCGTCGTCTATCGTGGGGCCGACCCAAGGGCCGCTTTCACCGCAATCAACAGCCGCAACAACAAGAATGGAGACACCATGAACCCGGAACTCCTGAAGAAACTGGCGCGTACCATCGCCCAGTTCAAACTCACCCCGGACGAGGCTGAACAGCTCACCGATTCCATCGGTGACATCATGCAGTCCGCTCTCGATGACATCACCGCTGCCATCACCAACCAGAAGGAGGGCGAGGGCGAGGGCACCCCGGAACCGGAGGAACCCGTGCAGACTTCCAACGGTCGCCAGACCATCATCATCAACAAAGCCAACCACGCCGCCCACCAGTCGGGTGCCGTGACGTTCTCGCACGACCGTAAGACGTGGCTTGACTCCGATGACGCCATGATCGCGTTCGAGCGTGCCCTGATCGACACTGATAACAAGGGTGTCGAAGCATTCCACCGTGAGTGGGCTGACACCGTGAACCGTAACATGTCGGACACCGCATCGTTCGGCGTTGACACCACCAACGTTGACAAGTTCATCCCGACTGCGGCAATCACCACAATCGCGGACGCGCTGAACACGCGCGGTTCCGGCCTGTGGAATCTGCTGCGTAAGACCGGCATGGATCGTCTCACCATCGGTGGCAACATCGCCGGTCTGACTGACCAGACCCGTGCTCACGGCTACCCTGTGGCCTCCTACAGCACGAAGAAGAAAGAACAGGTGCTTTCGTTCGTGAAGCGTGAGCTTCAGGCCGACTACACCTACAAGTACATCACGCTGAACAAGGGCGATATTCGCCGCACCCAGCGTCCGGGCGCTCTGCTCCGCTACGTGTTGCAGGAACTCCCGAACTACATCGTCCAGACCATCGAACGTCAAATTACGCTCGGCAGCTACACGGATATGGCGCATTTCCGTTCCGTTGTGACCGACGCGGCAGACAAGTCGTCCGAGTGGAAGGGCAACCGTTTCGCGCTCTCCTACACCATGACAGATGACACTCCGCTGATGGACTTCGTGCGTGCCTCCCACATGGTTCGCGCTCAGGGCAACAAGGTGCTGCTGTGCAACGCTGACACCGTGGCCGACCTGCTGATGTCCGCAAACGCTAACGGGAATACGTACATTGCTCTCGGCGGTGACGATACTCTGGCCCGCGCCCTCGGCGTTAACCAGATCATCACCCCTGAATGGTGGACGGACACGGACGACACCACCACTATGGGCGTCATCATGTCCGCGTCTCACTACGCGGTGGTTGGCGATACCTCCATCGAGGCTTTCACTAACTTCGCGCTGTCCACTAACACCAACGAGTATCTTCAGGAGATTTACGCTGGTGGTGGTCTGGACGCGGAGAAGTCCGCCGTGGTCATCAAGCCGAAGGGTGAATGAGGTGATCTGCCATGACGATTAAACAAGTTCGATTCGTTAAGGCGGACTCTCGTAACCCGGTTCAGGACATCGCCGAACTAGCGGTGTTCGACGCTTCGGGTAATCCCGTTGACCCTCCGACCTCCCTTGCCGATGGCAGCGTGACGACCGCGAAACTGGCTGACAATGCTGTCACTTCCGCTAAGATTCAGGATGGCAGTATTACCGGCATTGACCTTGCCAACAATACCGTAACCGCAACCAAGATCGCGAGCGGCGTTCTGCCGACCAACGCGACCAAGGAAAAGGCCGGTCTGGTCAAGCAGGCCGCGCACGTTAACGACCCGGTTGGCGAAACTCCGACTAAAGCCGAGTTTATCGCGCTCCGTGACGCCCTGATCGCAGCCGGGCAGATGGCGTCCGCCTGACACGCTACCCTAAACAGTAGCGGGACTGCACCGCAAAGGCCCTATCTCCTACAATGGGAGGTAGGGCCTAACTCATTTTCGGAAGGAGCGATCATGGACATCGACGCAAGCGTAATCGATCAAGTGGGAGAGACGGTCTACGCGCGATGGAAGGACGCCGCGCTCGCAGACCTCGCCAACATCATATGCCAAAAAGACCTATTCCCGATTACGGATGATTACGTGGGAATCATCGTAGGAGATGGCCGCCACGTAGCGTTACCGGCATGGTATTCGGAAGTAACCAACGTGCAGACCACCGACGGTGTGAAGCTCGATTTTCGCGTGAACTACGATATGGGCGACGGGTGGACGCCCGAAACCAAATACGCCAACTGCCTGACTATCGCGCAATGTCTTAATGTCGGCACGGCAATAACCGTGACCGGAACGCACGGGTTCGCCAAGCTCCCCGCCCCATTATCCTCGGTCTTGGCGGCTGTTATCGAGGCAGACCAGAGCGTTCTTGAACAGACCGACCGCATCACGTCCAAGAGCATCGAGGATGTGAGCGTGAGCTACGCAACGATCAGCGAGACGGCTATGGAACGCGCGTTGACCCCGTACCAGTCGCTTATTAGCCAGTGGAGCCTATGCCGGAACGGAGTCCAGACTGGTGGCATTCTCTCCATGCCTCGCAAGCATCATCAATTACCGTGGTGGCTCAACGCTCAGGATTACATGGGGGGTGACTACGCTTATGGCAACGCTATGTGACCCGTTCCGACTGTTCCCGAACCAAGTCCAGACGGCTACGCTTTGGCGGTACACGGCTCCCGGTCTGCCTAACGAAAAACTGGCCGACTTGCAGGTGATTGTGAAGCATTCAACACAGTCCGACCAGCCGACCGAATACGGTTCGCGTATCAGCAGTCGACGCTTCCATATTCAAACGGACACGGTTCCCGAGAACTTGCGGGAAAACATGGAACTATGGCCCGATCTCATGGTTGAATTGTCCGATGGCAGAGTGTACCAAGTCACGCAAGCCAGTCGCGGCGATGATATGGACATGGGGGAGACTCGGTTCATCACCGTGTACGGGAACCCGTATGGAAGGGATAGTCTATGAGCTACCGGTTACAGTTGTCCGCTGATTGGGCGCGCAAACTCTCCACCCAACAGTTGAACGAGGGCGGCGTGAAAATGATGACCGACATCCTCAAGATGGCACGTCAGAACGCTCCCGTACTCACCGGCGCTTTGCGTAACAGTGGCCGCTTCCAGCAGCTTTCCACCGTGAAGTGGCGTATCACGTTCGGCAACAGTCGCGTGCCTTACGCTCGTATCCGCGAACACACGAACCGGTTGCACCCGAACACGGTACGCTACCTCCAGCGGGCTAGGAACACTGCCGCTAGCCGTGCTAAATCATATTTCAACCTAGGATAGGAGCGCCATCATGATTGATCTGGCCATGTGCATGACCCTCCAAAACGAAGGCTTCGGCACTTACGGAAAGACACTGTTCTTCGGCACCAGCCCAGTACTGGACACGGGTAGCGTCACGAACGCCGAAGGAATCTGGGTCAACGCGAACACGGTTGACATCAACGGCGATCTGTACACCGATCAGCTCACTATCAGTAGCCGCTATTTCGACGTGATCGAACAAGGCCGTCTGATGCTCCGGCTCCTGCACTTCGTCAACAATCGTCTGCATGAGTATTGCCGACTGACATGCAACCCCATCGCTGATATTGACTTTGTATCAATCCGCGTGCATCCGGCGACCGCAATCGACATGGACGCCATCGACGGGGAAGGACGCTGGGTGAAAAGCATCCGGTTCAATGTGGATTACAAACTCTCCCCCGAAACGGTAGAATAGGAACCGTCCATTAGTCGCCGCGTGTGCAGTCCCGCCCGACGAAAGGACAAACAATGGCTTCCTACCCCCTTATCGGCAAGAAGACAGTCTACATCGACGATATGGTGATCTCCCCCGACTACGTTCAGGATGAAGCTGGCACCATTACCCTGACTCCCGGCACTACCGAGGTGTCCTCGCAGTCCGGCACTATCAACGTACCGAATGGCTCATATGAGGAAATGAGTTTCGAGCTGAACATTATCTGTCCGAGCGTCCGCTACCTCGGCATGCTGTTTCCGGAACTGTACCATAATGCGAAGTTCAAGCGCGTTATCTCCGGTTCGCTGTCCGAGACGGGTCAGGTGCGTTTCGGCGGCACCGAATGTGTTTCCAACACGCCGCGTGACATCATTATCCATAACGTGTGCGATGGCCATTCATCGGCGCAGGACTTCCGTATCTCGCAGGCGCTAATCAGCGCGGGCGGCGAGTTCACTGTGAGCCTGTCCGACCCGTTCGTGGTTAAGCTGTCCGGTTCGATGGTCTCCGGCGCGAACGGTGCCGTCGTCATGGGCGAACTTGATCTTGATACCCCGTCGTACTACGACGAGGATTCCGGTACCATCAAGACGGAGAACGTTCAGGTCACCGCGCTTACCGCGTCCACGGCGAACATCTCGGGCAAGGTCGGCGATCATGTGACTGTGAATGTGATGGCGTCTCCGAATGGTGCGACTGGTACCATCACCGCCACCGTAGCTGAAACTACTAAGGCTGTCGCTACGGACAACGGGGACGGTACTTGGGATATTCAGTTGAAGCAGAGTGGTACGGGTACCGTCACGTTCAAGGCTGGCACTGTTCAGACCGTGGTTAACTTTAATGTCGCCGGTGCGTGAGCATAAGTAACGCCCGCCACCAGAATTTTAGTGGTAGCGGGCGCAGGAGAGAAAAGGTCCCGAGAAAAGCAACATGATTCATAATATCACACGATTGGAGCAAATATAATGACTACCCCTGTTTTGAGCATCGACACCCGAGAAGCGTTCCGCACCCTCACCGTGAAAATCGACGGCACCGTGTACACCATGCGACCGCTCGGCTCTAAGGACATGCTCACGATCTTGGATAATGCGGAGACAATCGATAAGCTGAGCGCTGGCGTGGCGAACCGTGAGACTTTAGAAACCGCTGAAAAGATTATCTTCCCGTTGGTCGAATCGCTTATGAGTCCCGCCGATAAATTCTCCGAATGGGCTGAACAGACCCGTAAACGTAGCGACCTTGCCTATCAGCGTGCCATGACCGCGTTATGCGGGCTAATGGCGAAGAACATCACCGTTGACATCAAGGGCGAATAATGAAGTCATGGGATAGCATGCTCACCCCCGCCGAGCGGGAAGCGATGAAGAACTACAAACACAAGGAGGCGGCTCGCAAGCCGCTTCCGTCCGTTCGTATCCTCGCCGAACTTGGTGACTTGTATGGGTGGCAGGCTATCCGCGACGTACTGGAAAACAACGTGGCCCCCGACCTGATGATGAAACTCATAAAAGAGGGACGCCGCGTTCAACGCTTGAAGCTGGCCGACCAATATCGCATGACGTTCGAGTGTTTAGCCGCCGCGTTCTCGAAGCATGGCGACAGGAAGATAACCAGCATCATCAATAATCTTGGGAAGGACGTGTAATGGCAGACTCGACACTGACCCTAGACGCCGAGATCAACACCGGCGATTGGAACGCTGGCGTAAAAGATATTCAATCGGGTAGCCGTCAGATCGAAGAGTCGGCGCGACAGGCTGATGAATCGTTGAGTGACGTTGACAAGTCTGCTAGTAAGTCTTCCAGCGGGTTCGGTAAGTTCGGTGCCGTCGCCGGTGCCGTTGGCGGTCTTGTTTCCTCGGGTATCGGTATGGCTGTGGACGCCATCGGTGATCTTACCGGAGACATTATCGAAGCCTCCGACTCTGCGGACAAGTTCAAAAGCACGTTGAACTTCGCAGGACTGGATACGGGTACGATTGACGCGCTTACCGCCAGCACTCAGACTTACGCCGACCAGACCGTTTACAGCATCAGCGATATCCGTAACGTGACCGCACAGCTTGCCGCGAACGGAGTACAGGGCTTCGACAAACTAGCCGAAGCCGCTGGTAACTTGAACGCTGTCGCGGGCGGTAACGCGCAAACGTTCAGCTCGGTGGGCATGGTGCTTACGCAGACCGCTGGCGCGGGCAAGCTCACCACTGAGAACTGGAACCAGTTGGCCGACGCCATTCCCGGTGCATCCGGCAAACTTCAAGAGGCGATGCTGAAGAACGGCGCTTACACTGGGAATTTCCGCGACGCGATGGAGAAAGGCGAGATCAGCGCGGAGGAATTCAACCAAGCCATAATGGACTTGGGTATGACCGACGCCGCGAAAGAAGCCGCTACCAGCACCAGCACTATCGAAGGCGCGATGGGGAATCTGGAAGCGTCTGTGGTCGGCGTGGGCACGACGATTCTTGACCAGTTCAAAGGCCCGTTGACCTCCGGCATCAGCCTGTTGGCGCAAGGCATTAGTGGTCTTAGCGGCGTGTTTACCGGACTGGTACAGACTATAGGTCCGATTCTCTCGCAGATTGGCACAACGTTCCAAACAGCGTTCCAACCGGTTGTGGAAATCGTACAATCTCAGTTGCTTCCGGCTCTCCAGCCGTTAATGAGTGCTTTGCAGAATCTCGGTAATGCCATCATGCCTATTATCACGGCCGCAATCCAGACCATTGCACCAGTGTTGTCTACCTTGGTGAGCAATATCGGGCAAACTATGAGCGTTATCGCGACTGCTGTAACGCCGGTGATTAATAACATCGCTTCGTTGATTCAGGCCGTGCTACCCGCCATCCAATCAGCGTTCCAAATCTGGGGCACTTACATTCAAGGCGTCATTAACGCGGTGTTCCCATTCATCCAGACGGTTGTTACTTCGGTTATGAACGTTGTCAACGCGATAATCAGCACCGTATTGGCAGCGATTAACGGTGATTGGTCTGGAGTATGGGAAGGTATCCAGAATATCGTTTCCAGTGTTTGGAACGGTATCCAAAGTATCGTTTCCGGTGCCATCAATGCAGTGTCAGGCGTCATCTCAAGCGTGCTGAGCGGTATCAGCGGTATTTTCAGCAGTGTATGGAACGGTATTAAGGGCGCGGTAAGCAGTGCATGGAGTGGCATCACCAGTGCTGTCAGCAGTGGCGTAAGCTCGATGATGAATTTCATCACCAGTATCCCAAGCCGTATCATGGGCGTGTTCAGCGGAGCCGGATCATGGTTGCTGAGCGCCGGACAGAACATTATTCAAGGCTTGATTAACGGCATCACGAACGCCATCGGCGGTGCCATATCTGCGGTCAAGAACGCGGTTAGCGGTATCATAGACGGTGCCAAGAGCCTGCTGGGTATCGCGTCCCCGTCTAAGGTATTCGATCGTGAAATCGGTCGGATGATTCCTGCTGGTCTTGGCCGTGGCGTATCGGAGAACGAGCGTGCGGCCACTCGTCCGGTGGAAGACATGGTGAATTCTCTTCTGCCGTCGTCCATCGTGACGCCCATGCCAGTCATGTCTAGCCCGGTGAATTTGAACGCGAACAGTGGCCCGCGTGTGAGCGCGCCTATCACGGTGAACGCGCTTGACCCGAACGCGGCGGCACGGGAAACCGTGAGGGTGATTAATTTCCATTACGTGTGACAAGCCGCGCGGGTAGACTGAGGGTATGGCTATCTTTACCCTTGACCCGCGCGACGTTCGTCTGACCCTGAACGGGTTCCCCTTGTACGGAATCGACTCATACGGGTGTGAGTGGCACGTAACGTTTCAGAACGTTTCGGGATTGTTCGACGGTGTTGGTTCGACCTTGCAGACCAAGGACAAAGCATGGTCGGATGGCTGGTTTAGCAATATTCCAGTGGCTCAGGGTCGCTCGATCAGTGTTGAGGGTCATATTATCGGCAAATGCACGGAAAGCTGCATCAACGCTTGGGATTCGTTCAAACGTTCGTTTAATATCACCAGTCAGTCGCTTGTTATAAAGTTGGGGAGCATCAGCCGTCAGGTGCAGGTCATGCAGTCGTCTTCCGCTCCGCTGGTGGAGTGGGCTGGCGTTAATATTCTTAAATTTAGTATCGGTCTGACCGCTTTGGACTCGTATCTGTACGATACGCAGTCGGTGAGCGGCAATACTGGTTTGCCGCACACTCAGGGCGGTATGACGTTCCCCTACCATTTCGAGGATATAGACACGGGCAAGGGTTCAATGTGGGTGTGGTCTGAAACAACCGTGTCGGGTAGCGTGCGTCTGACTAACACGGGTAGTGCTCCGAGTCCGGTGACGATTCGTGTCGATGGGCCTGTGGTCAATCCGCAGGTTGAGCATAGTCCGAGTGGACATATCATGGCGTTCGATCTCAGTTTGGGTGATGGTCATTACATCCTTATCAACGGTGCCACGCATGAGATACTTATAGATGGCACCGATCCGGCACGCGGCAGTGTGACCAGACGAGAATGGAATTACGCGGAGGTAGGGGAGAACATTTGGATGTTCAGTGCCGAGGAACCATCTGATAACGCGCGTATGACGGTCACGTTCAACCCGGCTTACATCTAAGGAGGTGCCGGATGCCTTTTATTTCTAACCGATTGCCGCAGTCGAACGGCTTATACTCGGACACGGCGCGTGTACTGTGGCAGCGTTCAGGCTTGCAGTTCGTCGCCATCACGTTGAACGACGGCACGGTGATAGCCGAACTCCCCGACCTGCAATTAACCCACCTGACGTACCGTTTCGAGGAAACAACCAGCGAAACAGCCACGCTCCCGTGGCGCAACGCACCACGCAATTGGGACGAAGCCACCACACCGTATCAGGTCGCCATACTCCTGTTGCGCGAATCTACCGTCCTGTGGGGCGGTATCGTGGTCAAACGCGAGCGTGCAATGCGCGGAGAAGGATTAACACTGACGTTGGCAACCGTCGAACACTATCTCGATAACGTGTACGTACAGGATCATACGTACACGAATCGTGACCAGTGCGAGATCGTGGAAGACCTCGTGACCACCACGCTTAAAAACCACCGTTTCAATCTCATTGTCGAAGCGTCCCCGAGTAAGATCAAACGCGACCGCACATATGAGGCGGAAAGCGACAAGACCCTGCTAAGCGTGCTGCAAGAACTTGCCAGCGTGCTGAACGGGCCGGAATGGTGTACATCATGGCGTGCCATCAACGACGGGCATTATGAACCTGTGATGACGGTCGCCGACCATATCGGCTCCACCACGCCAAGCACGACGTTCGATGAAAGCGTTATGACCACGTTCAACCTGTTGGAGGATTACACGAACGGGTATGGCGCTAACGCGGTAATGGCTGTGAGTACGGCTGACGCTGGAGACCGTCCGCAATCCGATTGGATGATCGCAAACCAGCCTAACAGGCCAATGGTGGAATATGTGTTCCAGCCGTCCACCGGCATCACGAACAAGGCGACGCTGAACGGACACGCCAAGTCCTCGTTGTTGCAGATGCAGAACGGTACCCAGACCATCACAATGGGGGTAAGCCTTCTGTCCGCTCCAATGGTGAATGAGGAATGGAAGCCGGGCGACCTCATATCGTGGACAGTGGAGGAAGACGCCGAGCATTTCCCCGACCATAATCACGGTACCGCCCGTATCATCGGGTACGAGATAGATTTTAGTCAGGCGTGGACCATCACACCTATATTGCAACAGGAGGACGATAATGCCGAGCAAATTCAAGTTCAGTCTAGATAGCGCGGACGCTACAGCACGCCAGTTCTCGGACATCAAACACCAGTTGCAGGAACTGCCGCCGAGCATCGTCAACAGCGTTAAACCTATGGTCGATCAGATCACGAAAATGTATGAGGAAGTGCAGACGCTGACCAACAATCTTGATAAGCGTGTGCAGGAAAGCATCACTCGCAACAGCTATACCCGTGCCGAGATTGACGTTAAAACTCAGACGTGGAACTGGGGTGTATTGGCTCCCAATCGTGGTGGTACTGGTATCGCCAACGCTTATAACAATGTGTTTGCTTCAGGCTCTTGGCGCGCGGTGTGGGTGTTGTCTGACGGCACTATGGGCACGGCTCAGTCGATTCGTGCAGTGAAGACCGATATCGTGGACGCGGACGACTACATTCCCGTTGCCGCTCTCCGCAAGGTGAAGTGGTGCATATATCGGATGAAGGATGATAAGAACCTGAATCTTGATGATGCTCAGCCGTTGGTCGGCATGATCGCCGACGATCTGGATGAAAACGGATTGGGGTTCTTCTGCGAATATGATGAAGACGGCACGCTGGTAGGTATCAACTACCCCATGCTTGGTGTGGCGGCGCTCCGACTCGCTCAACAGGTAGCGGATGACTTGGACGCGCTCAAAGCTAAGGTTGATGCTCTATCCACTGACAAAGATAAAATGGTCGTAGACGATTCGGAGGAATGATTATGGCTATTATCATGCACCCGCTTACCGCTCAGAACGGTTCCCCGGAGTATACGGCGGACGATTACAGGCATGCCATCAATCCTCTGCTGTTGCCGTCCGATGGTACCGCGTTCAACGGTTTGTCTGGCATCCGCTACGGTTCCCCGAGTCCTCTGGTCACGGTGAGCGGACTGACTGCTACGGTCAAGGCTCATTGCGGTACCATCAGCCCGTGGGATGGGCTCGGCGCGTACACTTACGCCATTACTACCAATACGACGGTGCAACTGGCGGACTCCACCAACGATTACAAGATCGCTGTTACGGTGGAAGACCCGTCGCAGTCGCACGGTACGACTCCGCGCGGCCAGCTCAAGGTGTTTACTGCGGGTACGCCTGACTCGAATATCAATGGTCTTGTGATTGCCAAGGTGAACGCCGGTGTCGTGTCTGATGTGGCTCCGATGATTCGTAACAGCGCTATCCTGATGGCGCGTAATCTTGAACAGCTTAACACCATTGACGCGGTGGACGGGCAGGAGGCTGTGACAATCACCGATAATGCCCATTATGTTAGAAACGGTGGAATGTGGGCTTCTTCACAGTTATTTGACTCGTCGGACACGTTCAAAGCCGTCGGATACTTGAATTCTAAAAACTGGTATGAATTTACGTTCTCGTCCCGCGTTACATCGTTCGGAAGCACTCAAAACGTGGAATTGGCGAAGTTCGGAAACATAAACTGCTGCCATATTCTGCACGGTGGATGGTACATGCTTAGCGCATTCCTTAACGTCAAGTATGATTATACAGACGCTCCTACGGTGTGGTTTCGACGGTACTCCGGAAACGTGTGGACCAAGTATATCGACACTCATGTTTCGTTTTCAAAGGGTGACTGGAACGGATATACGTCATTCGGCATTCCGACCGTGGTTTACAATATCCCGGATAATACTGTTATCTCGTTGGGTATAGGGGATAATTCCGTTTCGGCTGTCGGCAGTTTTACGGAGTTCACCGTAACTAGGATTAACCGGAACCTGTAATCTCGTTATAGCGGCGTACCGCCCTCTGCTCGCACTTCGATATTCTCCGGAATCGGAACGACGAAGCTCACCAATGGGCGGAACACGTCAATGGGTGTCATATACGGGCCTACTGAAATTGTGCCGTGGTAGTTACCATCCAAAGTTAATTCACATCTCCCAATTGCCGTCTTTACATGATAAACGACATCATCCCATGGTTCACTGTTCATGATAATGGATATTATCTTCACGGTCTAAGATGAAATCATGATGGAAATTCTCACGGCAATCATCGGCGTAGGCGGCGTAGCACTCGGAGGACTCATAACATGGCTAGCCAACCGTAGATCAGACTTGACCAGCGCATATCAAGCTTTAGTGTCCGCTCAGGGGGATATGAAACGGCAGATCGACGCGCAAGACCAGAAAATAAACGCGCTAATAAAACATCGTGATGTGTTGCAATACACGATCGATCTTGAGACTGGCTATATTCGCGCGTTGGGACACTGGCTGTCGAAGTTCTGCGAGATCATCGAACCTGAATTTTTGGAGAATCATCCTAAACCATCGTTGCCTGATGATCTACGCGACCGGATTGCATCGCTTGAGGAACTGGCTGGAGATAATGACTCGCCGAGCCTGTCCAGAACATGACTTCTTATGGGCATTATCGGTAATAATAATCTCGATTCGTTCGATGATAAGATGATCCTATGAGACGTTTCAAACGGTGGCTGATCCTTGTCTTGATGTTCGCCGTCGTCTCGTTGATAGTCCACGTCCTGATGACGGCCTACGCCGTTTTATGCATGGCGTGGCTGTTCTTCTACGCAATCAATCTATAGGAGGAATTTCGATGGCTTTGAACGGTATCGACATCAGCAATTGGCAGGCTGGTATCGACTTGTCTGCCGTACCGTGTGATTTCGTCATCAGCAAGGCGACGGAGGGATGCTGGTACGTTTCAGAGGATTGCGCTCGGCAGGTGGAACAGGCGTTGAGTCTGGGAAAGTGCGTGGGCGTATACCATTACGCCAACGGTGGTAACGCCGTCTCCGAAGCTGACTTTTTTGTGAACAATTGCGCGAATTGGGTTGGCAAGGTCGTATGGTGCTTGGACTGGGAGCAACAGGGTAACGGACTGGCCGGGTCTGGCGCGTCTGCACAACAGTGGATTAGGTCGTTCTGCGACCGTGTATACGAGCGTACAGGCTCCCAGCCTATCGTCTACGTGGGAGCGTCCATGCTTAACGACGCTCAGAATATTGGAGACCGTGGGTTGTGGGTAGCTCAGTACGCGAATATGGACGCTACGGGGTATCAGGATACGCCGTGGAACGAGGGCGCGTATGCGTGTGCTATCCGCCAGTATTCGGGCAATGGTCGTCTGCCTGGATATTCAGGCAGTCTTGACCTTGACAAATTCTATGGTGACGTAAACGCTTGGAACGCATATAAGGCGGGTCATTCGAGTGTGACCAACGTTCCGACACCTTCCGCTCCTGCCCCGTCTACTCCCGCGTCTGGCACGTACACCGTGCGCTCCGGTGACACGTTGAGTGGTATTGCGTCGATGTATGGGACTAGCTGGCAGGTGCTGGCGCAGATTAATAATCTGTCTGACCCGAATCTGATTTATCCGGGTCAGGTGCTGAATATCAATGGCACTGCCAATACGGTTCAGCCCGGTAGCGGCACGTATACGGTGCAGTCGGGGGACACGCTGAGTGGTATCGCCGCCAAGTACGGGGCTTCGTGGCAGACTCTCCAGCAGATTAACGGCATTGCCGACCCGAATCTGATTTATCCAGGTCAGGTGCTGAAACTGCCGGGCGGAGCACCGTCACCGTCCGTTACACCGTCACCGTCCGTTACGACGTACACTATCCAGCCCGGTGACACATTGAGTGGTATCGCCGCCCAATACGGTACCAGTGTTTCCAATCTGGTGGCGTTGAACGGTATCGCCAACCCTGACGTGATCTACGCGGGCCAGACAATCCGCATCAAGTAAACTATTCGATAGGAGGTTTGTTATGAACATTAATACTGGTGAGCCGACCAAGGACACCGAGATCAATAACGAAGTGGCGGATGGTAATGATAATTACGTGCCGACGTTCGACGCCGCGACTCGTAAGTGGGCGTATCTTGTTTCCGGACTGGTTGGTATCGCCGGTGCGGTGCTGAGTTTCGTGAGCGCCGTACCGGACGTGCCGTCGTGGGTGGCTGTGATGGGTGGCGCTTGCGCTCTGGTCGGCTCCGGCGTGGCAGGAATGTTCGGCGTCCATTACGCAGGCATCTCCAAGTGAGGTAATGATGACAATTGCATCCGACTTGTTCCGCCAAGGAGCATAACCAATGTTCGAAACATTCCAAACCATCATCAACGCCGGAGGCTACGACCTCGCAGACCTCACCCAGCGCATCAAGACCATGTATGCGATGAGCGAACTTACCGAGGAGGAGATGAAACAGCTTCTCGAACAGGCGCAGACGAACGCCAAGCCCGACGATTCCTACGCTCCGTTGGCCGACCGTGTGAAGGCCATCGAGGAATGGGAGACAACCGTCGAAGAGCGTCTGAACAAGCTGGAAGCCGATTCTCCGACCGACCCCGGTGAACCCGAGGAACCAGCCGACAAGTGGCCGGAATACAAGCAGCCGACCGGCGCGCACGACGCCTATCACGTAGGCGACAAAATCACCTACAACGGGAAGCACTACACGTGCATCTACGACGGTTGCGTGTGGACCCCGGACGCTTACCCGCAGGGGTGGCGTGAGGAAGCGTGAACCACATCTACACTGGTGTTTCCAAGTGGTAGACTGGTGTTGCTCCTTTCGAGCGATGGTGTGATGACCGATTAAATTAGCCCGGCACTGGTCTTGATGACTAATGCCGGGCTAGTTTTTTTTTAGTTGTTTAGCAGATACTCACGGTTCCTGTATTCACTTAATGCTGGAACGGTTTCTGGATGATCGTTGTAGGCGCTGACCAGCCAGCCCTTCGCGTATGATTCCTTGGGGTGGGCGTGGATGCGTGCGTGGCATCCCATAGTACCCGAGCCGCAGACGGTAATCAGGTTGCTGGGTCGGTTTAATCCTTCCCAAGCGTGTGAGCGCATACGCCGGTGATGCAGATTAAAAGCGGAGGCGCTTAATGTTCTCCCACAGATGAAGCATCTGCCGTGGTCTCGGTGGAACACTTTCATACGGGTTTCGATATCAGGGTCTGTTTTGCTCACTCGGATACTCCTTCGCAGTGGAAGAAGTACAAGGTTATCGGGGAGACGAGTTTGAAGAAATATTGCCTATCGGTGTCTGTCTTGCATTCATGAATGGCCGTGGTCTTAACGCCTTCAACGCTGCCCAGAACGTCGTAGAGTTTGAGGAACGCTTTGGCGTCTTTAATCCCGATTTGACCGAACGTGAGTTCCTGTCCGAGTCCTTGGGTGTCGATGATTTCTTGTGCTTGGGTGGTTTTCTGTAAGAGGTTGATGATCGAGGTCAGATAGTTGATGGTTTCCATTGTTGCTCCTTTGGTGTGATGATGATTGGATTAATGGTGCAGGTTTTTAGACTATGTTCTAGTCTTTGGTCAGGATGTCATAGCCGAGGTGTTCGGCCAACCGCAACCGGTATTGCTTTTGCGGTTTGCGGCGTCCGTTTTCCCACATGGCTATTACGTTTGGGCTGGCGACGCCGATTCGTTCGGCGAGTTCCGCCTGCGAATACCCGTGTCGTAGACGCCAGTATTTGATGCACTGGCCGATGGTCACCCTGTCGCTGATAGTCGCGTAGTCAACTGGGATGTTGCCGGTGTTCTGTCGTGTGAAGAACTGGCCGGTCTGGCTGTCCTGTTCCACGGTGACTTCTTGGCCGTTGATTACGGTTTTGATCTTGTTTTGCTTGCGCATGTTTCACCTCCATACGATGTGTGATATATAGATAATATCACATTGTTTCTGTTTCGCCAAACAGCTCACTAATGGCTTCGCGCCCATCGTCAGTCAGCGCGAACCGCCAGCAATGACGGTGCCGACTGTTCACACCATCCCGATCGACACGGTACACATGACCGGAACGCTCAAGCTCGATCATGCGCGTCCTCAATCCCTGCGGAGTATCGTCATACTTCGCTAAAACCGCCATACGTTCGATTTCCTCATGGGTAAGCGGACGCTTAGCCATCCACAGAATCAACAGCACATGAACCTGTTGTTTGCTGAACATTACGCCACCGCCGTTTCAGCCGAGTGGCGGAGGAATGCGGCCATGCCAGCGGCCACAATCCACCCGGCCACCCACTTGACTCCGAACCGTACCCCGTTGATCTTGGCTGCCATCGCCCACACCGGGAGCGACACCCACGGGCTGAGACACCAGCCGCAATAGGCGAGTTCGTCGAGACTCCCCACGTAATCCTTGGCCCACGTGGGGAGCGAGTTGGGCAGGTTCTCGGCCTTCACGATCAGCTTGCGACGGAGTGCTAAGAACACGTAGCCGGGGCCGGGAGAGAGCTGCACAACGGTAGTCGCGTATCCCGCCGTGATTCCAGCGGAAAGCACGGCAGTCCACCAATTGCCATCAGTCTTCATCGGTTTTCCTTTCCTCGTGGCGACGCCAGCAGTGATAACGCTTGTTGTAGTCCGCGTACAGGTCTTCATAGAGTTGTTTCGCCTCGTTGATGGCTTCGTCGTGACCGAAACCGTGCTGTTGCAAGGCGTATTGAGCGGCACCAATCCAAATGGAGCGTCGAACGTGTTGATACCAACGGTCGAACAGTTTGCCACACACTTTGTCGTGCTTGTTGTCTCCGAGGAAGTCGGCAACGCTCTCCACCACGAACTTACGCAGAGTGTTTGCGGTGATATGGTTACGGTCGAACAGTTCCAGCACGTCGCTGGTTAAAATGCTATTCTTCATTGGGTTCCTCCTCTTCTTCGGGTTCGTCGTCGTCCACTAGATAATCGTCAAGGCTGATGTCTTGCGGCTCGAAGTAAATCAATCCGTCCAGCAAGATCATCGGGTAGCGCACGATTACGCCTTGATCTTTGGCGATTGTGCGTATCGCCCGGGCGGTGGGACTGCCCGACGATACGATACGGAGCCTACGCCCCATCTGTTGGGCGTACACGCGGCACGTCATCAGATAAACGGCGCTCTGCCGCTTGCATGTGGGGCATCCGTCAAATAGTGCGAACATGTCCGGGCTTTCCAAAATCGTTGCGGTCTTCATCAGAACGTCACCCCCAGAGCGTCGGCCAGCACATCGGAGATATGGAGCGTGGCCAACTGGCTACGCTTATGGTTCTCGATTTTTTCGGTGATGTCCTTGCGGTACACGGGGATGACCTGATGGTGTGCGGCTCCGACCACGCGCGGGTCGAACATCGAGAAATACAGGACTTCCAGCGAATCGCACACGACGAAGTACTGGAGCACCTGTGCTTTGTATTGGTCGGGGATGAAATCGAAGCCGGTCGCCTTGGAGTCCAGAGTGTACTCGGGCAACACCTGTTCAATGACCTCGACCAGTTCAGGCTTGAGGTTGGCGATATGAGATCGCATGGCGTCCGTGTGCATCATCCACGGTACGACGGCCTGCAAATGGTAGGCTGAGCCGAGCGACTTGCATTCGATGGCCCACGTCGGCTTCTCAGTGTTCTCGTAGGCGTCTGGACTGCACGCGATACGGTTGTCGTCGTCACTCTCCCAGATACCGCAATCGGGGACGCAATCGACGGGGTTGAAGCCAAGCGTTTTGAGTGTAATCTGGATGTTCTCGGGTTCGAGACGGTGGCCGCGTTCCATCGGAGGTTCACCGTCCGCTGGTTCGGCCCACAGTTCCGCTAGGAACTTCCAGAAGTCCACGCCGACCTTAAGCCGCTTGTTCTTGGCTTCGGCGTCCACGATCTTCTCGTCGTAGTTCTGGGCCTTCGTGTAATACTCGTTGGCTTTGTCTGGCGTCTTCGCTTTCTTCGCTTGTTCCAACGCCTTGTCTCGGTACTCTTTGAGTTTTTCTACGTCGGTCTGAGCGTAGTGTTCCAAGGCGAGTCCGCCGCTTTTGGTGCCGGTGATACGGCCCACTCGTTCGTCGAGCCATGCCTCGGTTTCGTGGGCTTGTGATACATTGATGATCTTCATTGATGTTGTCCTTTCGGTTGGGTGTGGGCGGGTGATGAGTCCCCCCACACGTCTTCACTGATGGAATATGCTGGGGAATAAACAATCGAAGCCGGCAGACGCGACTAGCGCAATCCGCCGCAAATGTCTTTCACTCCGGCAAGATAGTCCAATTCGCCCTCGAAATCATGTGCATCCTCCGAGAGCTCATCAAGACAGCTCTCATCCGCATAATGCGAGAAGTCAACGCAAAGAGGGAAATTGGGATCGATACCCACATAGCATGCCGTGCCATCCGCGAAAACCACCTTGATAGTGTCCTCGGGACGTATATCGGATACCATTTCCGTATCCTTGACATTCAACCCGTGATTGTAGATATCTAGGGAAAGCTGATGAAGGTCAATCTCACAGATTGGGTATGCGCTCCGGTCGAGATCGACAACAAGTACCTTCAGTCTCGGCTGAGGCTCGCAATAGCTGTAGTCTCCCTCACCGGCCACCATGTCGTCGGCCTGTTCGATGCAGTAATCGACGTCATCCACGATGTAGGCGAGCTCCGGTTCACTGACGGTCTCCAGCCCGCCGACCTCGAAGAAGTCGGCCGACTGGTCGGGCCCGTACTGTGAGTTCTCCTCATCCCACTCACGGATAGAGATTTCAACTGCCTTGTTGTTGTCAATAAGCCTAATCATTTTGGTTTGTCCTTCCTTGGGGTATAAGCTCAAGCCGTTTGCTTGATATATATAATATATCACATGTGGTGGGATTAGGCAATCAGCAACACGCGGAGACATGTTCCAGCGCCATAGTAGGACGTGGATAATCAACGGTGATTGATGGGCGTGATTGATAGGCTCACGCCCGAAAGCTTGGAATAAGTCAGCGCATACGCTTGCGATTAGGACAATTGGGATAGTCGATAGCCCGACACTGTAGGGCTTCTTCCATTTCCAGACGACGTGCATTGCTGCATAGGAAACACGCCTCAGCGGTATTGCGACACTCTTCGCGCCACAATGCATCAGCACGTTTCGGATTATCACAGTCGCTCTCGGCGATAAAACAGCGCAAGGCGCTCTCACGGCAACGTTCGGCCTTATCTCGCAGCTTGCGGGAGTCTGGCGTCACAGGAAAACCGTAGTACGGGTAACGTTGATCGATGGGGCACTTCTCACACATGACTTGCCTCTCAGTGTTCCCGCGCGTACCGGCTGATAACACGCTCCGCCTGTCTGAGGGCACGCGCCTGCAAGTCAAGCATAGGCTCTCCACGGAACGCCATGCTTGCATCATGACCATCAGCCATGTACCGGCGTATTTCGGACGGGGTGAAGAACCGGGCGGCGATATCCACGTTGTACACGAGAGCGCACCCGCCGTAACTGTATTCCCGCCAATTGTCCGCGCCGTTCAGCAACAGCGCGTGACGCGATCCGAAGTGGTCGGGAAGAACCGTTTCGGGCATGTCGAGCGAATCAAGCAATGCCGGCGCGGTATCCTTCACGCCATGATCCCACTTGCTGCGGGGCTTGAACTCGGCTTCGATATTCTTGTAGGTCTCATTAACGGTATACATTTTGACACTCCATTTCAGCCCCCCTTGCTGGAATAAGAGGGCTTATAAATCGGTTTGTTTTAAGCAAAACTCCAAAAGTGCGCAAACGCGAAATGCCACTCACATTTGGTTAACGGCGTTTATCAGACTGTTCAGGTCGGTTTGCGTGAGTCCACGCCATCCCCTGACCTGACGGTTCAGAGTGTTGTTGATGAACTCGCCGCGCGCTTCCGATGGGATGTTGTGTGCGTTCAGTGCCTTGACCAGATCGGCGTACTGTTCGGCGCTGATCGCACGGTCTGCGGTCTCGTAACGCTGTTTTGCATACGCGCCGTCGTCGTCTTTGTCGGGGAAGATTCCCAGTACCGCGTAGAGACTGTAGCGGCGTGCGTAGGTGATCGCGCTGCCTACTTGCTGGGGGTCGCCGGTCACGAAGAACGGGTAAGAGCAAGCCACCATCTGTTCTTCAGAGTCGAAGATGATGGTCTCCACCGTTCCAATGACTTGCCGCGCTTCTCCCTCGTTGGAGAACGTGACGCGCTGGCTGAATGCCAGACCGTGTTTCTCGAAAACCGGTTTGATGGTTTTTAGTATCGTGGCGAGGTTGAGATACTTGTAAGTCCGGTTGCCTGCCTGTGCGGTTTCGTCGGTGACGAAGTTGGGGACTTCGTTGAGAACTTGCATGAACTTGTTTCTGAGATTGTTGGTTGCCATCTCAGTGTTCCTTTCTGATAGTGTGATGATATATAAAGTATATCACATGTTGCGTGATATTACAAACTGATGTCTGTATTTCTCGGCATTGATTGGGGAGCGGTAGTGACGATCTCGGCAGCCTTTACGCCTCGCTCTTACGGGCGACAATACGGAACTGCCTCGCATAATCTACAAGGCCCTTGCCGTGACATTGGAGCTGCAACGCTAAAAAGCGTTGCGCGCCCTTGATCGTCTTCCAGCTCTTGCCGTAGGCAAACCATGCTGGCCCCCACGTCGCGGCCGGTGGAAACGGATCATCATACGCATCCGGCGTGCTGTATTCCTCGATGTCGTATTCCACGCCCTCGATTCCCGCACGCTTTTTTTCGATGATCGGCACTGCTTCGGCTGTTTTGAGAGCAGTGGCATAGTATTGTGTTTTACGCATTTCGATACTCCTTGTTTGCTGATCGGCTTGATATATATATTATATCACATGTGGTGTGATTAGGCAATCAGCGACACTTAGAGACATGTCCCAGCGCCCTAGTAGGACGTGCTAGGACACTAGGACATGCATTAAGTCAGATTGGCCATGCCTCGCCGTTCGTCAAATACACCGAATCCGCGCACCCGTCATTGAATTGGTCATCCAAAAGCCCGTTCAGCATTGGCATCCCGCCGAGATTGTACGCCTTAACGAAGGATTCGAGGCAGGTCGGCTGATTGCCTTCAAGCACGTACATGGTGCGCGCCCACTCGGTCTTCCCGTTACGTTCCTCATAATCCCGGAATGCTTGCTCGTACACGTCGGCGTCAACGTACCCGTAATCTCCGATACGCCAAATATCGTCCGTCTCGGTGTATGTGTCGAAGTCGCGGCATTCGGGAATCAGACTGGTGTCGATGCTGTTAATCATGTCGCGGGCCTGTTCGACGGTGAGATTTCTAACTGTTTCCATTGTTTCCTCCTTGGGTATATCTCAAGCCTTATCGCTTGATATATTCATTATATCACATTGTGTCTTGTGATGCAAACAAAAAAAAGGCCGGGACTCGCCAGGCCTGTAATCACTCTTCCTCGGCGTCTTTCCTCGCTATCTCGATGATCTTGGATACCGCAGCAGCCATATTCTTGATTCCGTTACGTGAAGCGAACGATGTCACCTGATGCACGAACTCGTCGTACAATTCCATAGGCACCAACCCGAGCATGTCCGAGTTGCAATCATCCACGAACTGTTCAAGTTCTTCGTATTCGCGGGTCAGAAACAAAAACTCCACGTCCTTATACTCGTACTTCACATTCAAACCGTTCAGGTTGACTTGCTGTGGTTCGACGTGCGGTAGGCTGTCCTGATCGAGTCCGCTGAGCAACAAGTCGTCTACGTTGTCCATCTGAGTGACCAGCTGCGCCAGTAGTTTCTCGTCGGCGTGGCCGGTGAGTTCGTTGGCGGCTATCTGCTTCGCCGTTATGGTGGAACGTGTCATAGGCTTCGTGTCCACGATAACCGGGATACGTTGGATACCGGCGCGGGCGGCGGCTCTTGTACGATGATGGCCGGAAACAATACTTATCGGCCCTTCTCCGTTCGGTTGCGAACAGTACGGCAATGACTCCAACATCCCTCGTAGCTTGATGTTCTGGGTCAGCGCGTCGAACTTACGTGGTTCCATGACCTGCGCGTTCAGGTCTTGTTCCTTGAGATTGACCACGTCAACCCATTTGATTACCAAACCGTCGGCTATGGTCATTTCTTGCGACGTGTCGACATCGGCCATTATTTCCTCCTGTTCTCTTTGGCTAGGAACTGTCCGAGAATGTTCCTTAAGCCGATCTCTTCGTGCCAATCGCTCTTATACTGCAATTGGTACTGTCCATTCTTACGGTCACGTCTGTCCAGTTTCATCAGGCCGCGAAGTCCCTTGGCTTCGGGGTATCGCGTGTACTCAACGGTTGCCAGCCCATCGCACGCATCGACGAGTATCTGTGTCTTGGGCGTAGCGCAGAGCTGGAACGTGGAACGACGTAACGCTATCATCGTGACCAGCTTCGTAAGCCGATACCGTTCGTGGGATACCCCGAATGCTTGACGCAATACCGCGTAGCGAATCGTGTACATGGGATTAGGCAAACCATATCCGATGATCCCGGCAACGTAACCGTCGATTAGTACGAGAACACACATCGGGCTCACGTTTCCCGATATCCTATGCCGCATCACTTGCAGATACGAGTCTTGGGGCGCGCTATCGCGTAACGGTACGACCTTGATTTCGGAACGTTCGGTAATCTGATGATCTCTGGGCAATATCGGTATCGGTATCTCCGCCGATTTCGACGACGCCACAGTCACCATGTTCCCGCCGACAAGACGTTTGACCTCGTTCGGACGGTTGGAATTCATGTAAATCACACTGTCCAACCCCAGACGCCTAGCGTAGACCGGGCTATCAGTTGCGGCGTTTCCGGGCGTTTGCTGCTGCTGGCAGATCAGCAACGCCTTACGCCCATCGAACAGCCTACAGAGCTTGGGAATATCAACGGGAGCATTGAACACGTTGTATTCAGGTTCCGCCCATTGGAATCTCCCCCCGGTCTCGAAGAACTTTTCATAAGCTCCCGGATACGTAGGAGGATTGGCGAACACGATAGTGTGCGGGTCATCCATAATGCGTTCCGCATACTTCATCGGGTCGGTGGGCTCGTATCTCAGCCCCCCCAACTTGACCATATTCGCTGCGATTCGCTCCCGTAGCTGGCCGACGTGTTCCGAATCGTTGATGTCAAGATCAGCCAGAAGTTCACGGTAGTAATCGATATCGTCGTGCTTGCTGAGACGCATACGATATTGCGCCATGATTACGGTAGCCGCGTCATCCGCTGCGTTTCCTGAGAGCGAGACTGGTGAACCGTCAACGGTTGCCCGCATTTCGGTGAGAGGCTTACCGCTGTACGCATATCCGAGCGCTGCGGTGTACGCCCACACGTCGCACGCCTCGATTTGCTCCGGTTTCCAGCCGTTCTCCACGGCGACCATGCAGTTTGCGAAGGCTCCGGCGTACAGTTCGACGTATCGCGTATACCCTGACGCGGGGGCCTGCCTAAACAGATTCCCGTTCCAATCACGTTCGGGCTTATCCCAAGTGTTGAGGAACAATATGGACGGTGAGTTGAAACCTGCCATCAGACCGCCCCCCAAGAGTCGAACTTGGTGCCTCCCAATTCGAGATTGGGCGCTCTATCCGGTGAGCTAGGGGCGGAATAGCAACGGTCATTAGAATAGCACATTTTGATCGGCCTCCAAACCTTTTTGTAATTCCTTGACTTCTTCACCGGTCTTTTCCTGCCACCATTGGGCGAAAATCGTTCGGTGGCACAAGCCTTTTCTTACGTCATCGAAGCATAGAAGCACGATGTCTTTACCTCCGTTGAGTTGCGATATCGTTTCAAGTTCCGTTCTGATGCGGGCGACCCCGTGTGAGTCCAGCATGGCACGATACCGTTCGGTGAATTCTTCGTCGGTTCCCTCCATGAACCATCGGCCCGGCGTCACTGTTTTCGCCGATGCTGCGATTGTGTACGGAAGTCGCCATCGTGGCGAACCGTACGTTATGCGTACCGGTATGCCTTGTGACGGGGTGAAGTCGTGGTATCGGTTTGTGTAGATCTTCATATGCATCCTTTCTATGCAATGTGTGTGATATAGATATTATATCACACTGTTGGTTCTTGTTGCAAATTGCCCACATTCTTAACTTCGTCTGGGAAGAATTCCATTTCCAAAGCCTCCACACCACCGGTGGCATCCCAATACGCACGCCTCGCACGCAGAACGGTCGCCACGTCGGCGGACATGGAATCGGGAAGCCTATTGGCCATCCAATTCGTTAACTTGGCTTCGCTGCGTTGCTCCGGCTTCTGCGATCTCCAATTAACCGAGTTGGCCAGCCACACGGGGAGAGTCCGCACATACTGCAACGGTGTACCCTCGCACGATTCCACGAAACGCTTCGCCGCCCTCATAAGCGCGTCGGCACCAACCTCATCAAACGCCTGATTGAAGTATCTGAGGAATTCGTTCGAGACCCTGCACTTCTTAGGCCACAACTCCATAAGCGACTTGAGGGTATTCACCGAATGGCAGGTGACTGTGATTTTTTCTTTGTCGCGCGAGTATTGTTCTTGGGTTTTGTTCTCTTGGGTATTGTTCGTCAAAACCTCGTTTTGGGGTGGGTCAAAAGCAGGTTTTGGGGGGTCAAAAGCAGGTTTTGGGGTCGGTTCAGGGTCATAACCCTGTTTTGGGGTGGGCTTCCACAGCGAGACGTGATACCGGTTGGCCCTGCCATCGGACTTGACCCGTCGAATGTACCCCAATTGTTCCAGCACGTTGAGGCTCTTGGATACCGTGGGCTGTGAGCAACGCGCGATCTTCGCCAGCCGCTCCAAGCTGGGCCAGCAGACGCCGGTTTTGTCGGCGTGACGTATCAGCGCCATATACACCAGCAGGTCGTAGCCGCCCAACCGGTCATCATCCACCGCCCAATTCGGCAGCATCGAAAAACCCGAGTTCTGTGTTATACTCGTATCGGACACGTTTCCAACCTTTCTGTTAGCGCCTCTCTTCCGTTCTCCCGGGGGAGGCGCTTACTTTATTCCTGTTCCTATCTCATTTGATGGTGGTGCGCGGTTCCAGTGCGCATATATATATTATATAGCTAGCACATGCTACTTGCAATCAAGAATAATCTGATGTATATTTAAATCATGTACGCTAAAGACTACACCTCAACGACGGAGCAGTACGCGGAACGCTGGCACCTCAACATCCAGACCGTCCGCAGATACTGCCGTGAGAAACGACTGCCATACATCAAGGTAGGCAACCGCTACTACTTCAACCCCGACATCACACCACTACCCGTAGGAGCAACGATCGACGATGAATGACCCAAGAATCACCCTGCCGCTCTCACGCTTGGCGGCAGACCCCGAACGCAAACAGACCCGCAACGGCACCCCCTACATGCTTATCCGAGTCGCCGCCACAGGCGGACACGTGGACAAGACCACAAAACAATGGGTAGACCACGACACCATGTGGGCGACCATATTCGAGTATGACCTGAGACTTGCGGAAACCTACGAACGCATGCTGCGCAAGGGCACACCGGTAAGGGTCGAGGGCGTCCTGAAATGGCAGACCGGCACCGACAATCAAGGGCAGCCGCGCACCGACTTCATCATCGAACACGCGACCATCAGCCTCGCCATGCTCAAGGCGAAGAACCAACAGCCTCAGCAAGACCAGCAGACCGGCAACCAGTGGCCGGGAACCGACACGTTCGGCCCGACCAACTCAACCAACCAGACCGACAACGAATGGGGCGTGTTCTAAATGGCGGTGAACGTCTCCGAGAAAGACAAGACGCTCAACGAGATCATCGACTGGTGCGAGCAGCTAGAAGTGGAGGGACTGAGATTGGCGAGCGCTCTTCTGATGCAGCATGACATGGACGCATATGGTGTCGTGAGGGGACAAGTCAACGCATACGAAAAGACAGCCGACCACTGCCGTTCCATGCTCGGCTACACCGGCAACATGCCCACGGAAGTACCGAATCAAAGCGAGGACGCGAGATGACGATTGACGAACTGCATGATTACTGCCGTTACCTCTTAGACAAGAACCATGTGCATGGCGTGCCTGACAAGTGGAGCGAAGGCTACGAGTTCGCGCTCAGCCTTGTCATGTTCAAGTGCCATGAGGTAACAGACGAAGACCGCAAGGCTGTAGCCGACTGGCGTGAAAAACATTGGAAGGACACGAAATGAGCAGGGCAATCCGATATGTCGAGTGCACCCACTGCGGCGAGACGGTGGGCACATATTACGTGACCTGCCCGTACTGCGGATACAGGCTGGCCGTGCACAGTCTGCCACCAAGGGAGAAATGTACGGACTAACCCAAGTCACCACCGATTGAAAGGAATTACCATGACCCGCTATCTCGTAACGGACCAACAACTGCGTCAAGCAATACACTCGGCCATAAGAGCTCTGGACATTGACAAGCAAGGTGAGCATTACATCATCGAATCAACTGCCGAAGTCTCCTATAAAGTCCTAGAATTATTGGCCTCATCGAAGACCACCGAATCGGAACAAACCGAGAATCCCAAACAGGCTGCTGGCCGTGAAATCGATACGAGCGAGTACCCATTTATCCAACTAGAGGCAGACGAACTCGTCCGGATGATCTGTGACGCCTACCAAACCGGCGTATTTTCAGGAAAGGAGCAATCATGAAATTCACGAAACGCGCATACGTCAAAGTTTGGCAGAACTGCCCAGAAGACGAACGCGAAGACACCACCATAACCCTCTATGACTACGAGGACGCGAACGAGCTCAACAGTATCCCGGTAGCCCTGCTCTATCTGCTGGAACGTTATGCGTTCGTCGACAGTATGGACGAGTTCGACATTCTTGAACACTGCCTTACAGCCGAATCGTTCGATCTCATAGGCTTCGTCAAAACCTACCGGGACATGCTCAGCAAAACCGGCGACTTCTGGACGCCCATGAAGTTCATCACCGCAAGCCCGAAACCCGTGGACGGTATCCCACCCGTCTCGTACTGCCCACGCTGCGGAGCGTTGATCTGGCCGGACACCACACAACGCTGCATCAACGGACAACCCGAAAACGACGCCGAATATTACCGACGAATCCTCGAAATCTACAAGAACAACCCTGACCCGCTGTTCTGCCACAATTGCGGGCAACGCTTCAAATACGTCGGCCAAGACCAACTAGCCTACAAGCATCAAAGCAACCGTGCCGACATCCTGGATAAGGCTCTGCTGCGCCCCGGCCGTTTTGACCGT